ATGACCGCCTGAAAATCATCGGCTGGCTGCAACTCTTTCTGGTGGGGGGCTGGTCAATTGGAAGCCTTTGGCATCGCCTTCTGCGCGCTCAGCGCATATCTTTTACATCGCTTCGTCATGCGGATCGCACGCATATGGACCGCAAGTGATGAGCGAGAAACAAAATAGCTGGGGCACGCCTCCGACCATCATTGCGGTGGTGACGGCATTGGTGTCGGTCGGGTCGTTCTGGGCGTCTTTCAATGGGCGCATCACGGCGAACGAGGAACGAATTTCCTATGTGGCGCAGTCCTTTTTGGAGCATAAGACGGACGAGGGGCAGCGCTTGATCCGGGTTGAGGCCAAGCTAGACCGGCTGATTGAGCGGGGGAGTGAGAAATGATCGACTGGAAGCCACTACAGAAGGCCGTGGGCGTTGCTGCTGATGGTATCCTTGGCCCCGGCACCTTGCGCGCGCTGTTCTCCACGCTTGGCGCTGGTGCGGATCGTGCGGCAGAACTGGCGCTATCTGCCAATGTGCATTTTTCTGACTACGGCCTGCTCGATACGCCCCTTCGGTTTGCGCATTTCATGGCCCAGCTTTCGCATGAGAGTGGCGGCTTCAAATACATGGAGGAGATTGCCAGCGGGCAGGCATATGAGGGGCGCGCTGATCTCGGCAATACGCAGGCTGGTGACGGCAAACTGTTCAAGGGCCGTGGCCCGATCCAGTTAACGGGCCGCGCGAACTATCGCAAATATGGTCGGGTGCTCGGTATCGACTTCGAGCGCCATCCTGAGATTGTGGCCCTGCCATCCATTGGTCTGTGGGTCGCCTGCGAATATTGGAAGCAAACGGGCCTGAATGCAATTGCGGATCGGGATGATGTGACGGCTGTCACGCGGCGGATAAACGGCGGCACGAACGGCCTTGCTGACCGGCAGGCACGGCTTACCAAGATCAAGGCGATGATCGCATGACCATCCTCAACGCCCTCAAAGGTATGTCCGGCGAATTTGAGGTGCAGCGCATCTTGGGAGCGTTCGGCTCCATCATGTATATCGTGACGGCCCCTGCGTTGGTTTGGGCTGGCAAGGTGACGGCATCGCTTGAATCGTTCTGCATTGCCTACCCGGCTGGGCTGGGCGTGTGCATCGGGGCCACGGCGGGTGCAATCGCGCTCAAGGATCGACAGGTTGCTAAAGCGGCGGCGGAGGGGGCGGTATGACATTCCTCCTCCGCAACTGGCGCCTGATCGGCCTTGTATTGCTCCTCACCGCCCTAGGTATCCAGACATGGCGCCTATCCTCCGAAAAGGCCCACAGCGCCGCCGTGGAGGCAAAGTCCGCCCTACAGGTCGCAAACTACCGCGAAGCCTACGAAAGGTCTGTGGCTCAAGCCCTTGCCGACAAAATCGCAAAGGAGAAGTCCTATGAAGCCGCGCGCAAAACTGGCGATGCGAATTACGCCGCTCTGTCTGATCGCTATCGGGCTTCCGTCATGCGGTTCCAGCTCGATCAAGCCGATTCCCGTCGTGCCCGAAGCGCCGATCTGCCCAGTGCGCCCGACGCCACCGGACTTTCTGCGGACGGCTCCTGTCCTGCCGGGATTTCTATCCCCGAAGCCGACGCCTTGAAGGTTGCGGATCTGGCTGCATACGCCATGGCCGCGCATGAATGGGTGCGGGAATTGGAGACGGCGCCATGATCGGGCTTTCCCTTGGCCTCAGCCTTGGCGGGCGTGGTGGGCCACCTGCAAACGCTCTCCGTAGCCGGAATGGCGGATACATCCTCAGCCGCAACGGCGGCTATATTCTGAGCAGGAACTGATATGTCGAACTATCTCAGCGAAGAAATCGGGGGTTATACTGGCGCGGATCAGACGGATTTGCAGGCGGTGCTTGATCCTTATTCGGATCGGTGGGCGAGGGCGCAAGGCAATGAGACGATCAGTCTCGCTCCAGCGTTCACATGGCCTCGTGGCACGCTTGACATCCAGATGGGCTATGCAAGCGGTCAACCCTTCGCGCGTCCAACTAATCCGGCGTCTCTGATGCCTTCTGCCATGTGGGTGGCGGCGCGGGCGACGAACATTTTCCATGTCGATCCCGTCAACGGCAACGACGCGAACACCGGCATCGGTTCCTATATTGGTGACTTCGCCAGCGCCACGGCCCTCAAGAGTCTCGCCACAGCTATCACCAAGGCCAACGCGGTCGGAACGGCCTGCCGTATCTTGGTAAAAGCGGACACGCACCCATGGATGACGCGGGTGCAGAGCGGCGTAGGTGCGGGGGTGTTTCCGACAGTTTCGCTTTCGGTGGAGGCCATCGGAGGTCGTCTGACGCTCACTGGCTCGGATGCGCACACTTGGGCGGTCGATGGTACGTATGGCAACTGCTATTCTGCAACAGAGAGTAACGCATCCGGGGCGGTCGATCTGCTCAATCTCAGGTGGATCGGCGAGAAGGAGGGCGCGCGCCTGCTGGACCGCGCTGGGGCTGGTCGGCAGGCCAACGTAGAATTGGTATTGTACGCTTCCCCAACCGCGCTGAACGCGGCGGCCTTTACCGGAAGCACGGGCGGCGGATACGTCAATTCGGGCGGCAAGACCTACGTGCGACGTGCAGATGGTGCGGCGGTCACGGATAGTAACACGCGCGTGTTACGGGGCAATAGCACTGTCGCTCCAGCGTTTTCCACGCACACCACTTCCGCAACGTCCACCTCAGCTTCCATATACATGAGCGGGGTTGATTTTCATGGCGGATTTTCGTCCATCAATGCTGGCACCCGCAATATCTGGCTCGACAATTGTCGTGGGATGTATGTCGGCCTAGACGTCGGTTCCGGTGCCAATGCGTTTGGGTTCGACTTTATCGGAACTGCTCTTTTGACCCGATGCGAGGGATGGTCGTGTGGTAACGATGGGATCAACGGCCATGGTTTCAATGGCCAGCTTAATATGGCCGCGTTCAACTGTCTCGCCTGGGATTTGGGCCGCAATACCCAGCAGAGCAATAACGCACTCACCGCGCACGAGACTGTCTGTGCGTTCGATTTCGCTGGCAATTATCAGCTATCGCGCGGCGGCACGGTGCGGTGCATCAACGATTCGTCAACCTATCTTTTTGGCACGCGCGTGTTGGGCGACTTGGGCGATGGCTTCATCATCCCCTCTGCCATCATGGCGAACAACAATGCCCAGATGTTCCTGAAAGGTTGCGAGGTTAGTGCTGACAATCGTGCTATGTATGCACCTGACGCGAACTCCCGCATTTACAACGACAGTAGCCGTGTTCTATCCGGGTCAACGACTGGCAATGTCGTTAGCGCGGGGCTTTTGTACACGGAAACATCCCCCCCCCCCCCACCATTCAAAAGTACTAAAAATAAATTTATATTGAAATACTTTTTTATTCAAGGTTTTTCTATATTTGCATTCATGAGCAAGCCCATTAAGTTACCGCGTTACATTGTTGAGAAATCAGGAATTGGCTATGTAATGTGGGATACATGGAAACACACTTATATTCCTTACTTGATGTTGCCAGACAAAAATATGGCAAGCGAGAAGGCGAAACAACTAAACGAAGGGGGATGAACCTTTACTTCACTTCATCCAGTGAGCGCGTACCTGGAGCGGGCGAGCAAGTTACCGGAAGTTAAACCAAGTTTTGATAGGACTTCTGAATACGATTTATGATTTGGCCAAACGTTCTTAATCTATATGAATTGTAGTTTAGGTTAACTCAAATTTAAAGGGAAGGGGGCTGCCTGTGGCGGGCAGCCTTTTTTAAAAAGCAGAACTGGTACAAATGTTTGCGTTCGGGCGATAGATTGAAACTGAAACTAATTTTGAAACACTAAACATAAAATTTTTAAACACCATGAAAACTGTTAATTACATTGCTTGGTTTGTGGTGCTACTGCTATTTGTTTTGGACTATTTTGTATTAGCCCCTAAATCATTAAAAATTGAAACGTGCTGTTTTTGGGCAGTAATTGTTTTATTTCAAATACTTCTAACATTAATAAAAAATTTGAATGAACCAATTACTATTTCAGGGCGTGACCTAAAAAATAAGGTTTAAAAATTTTATATGCCCAAATGTCGAACGATAGCAATTAATTATGAAATATATATTATCATTGCTTCTTATCGGTTGCAATCTCATCGATGAACCTCATTACCAGGTCGATGAACGCCTTGACTTATTCGTGACTGAATTTTACCGCCAGGCTAAAGCACACGGCCAGAACATAAGTCAACAGGATATAATGATAACCATTGCCCCACTTTCCTGTACCTGCAACGGCCTGACGGAATATGGTCGGATTCCAAAGGTTACCATTGACATGAAATTCTATACTGATCATATACAAAGTGCAACCGAAGCACCTGACCGGGCAGAGTACTTTAACCGGATTATTGAAGCAGTAGTCTTCCATGAGTTAGGCCACGCCATCCTTCACAAGAGCCACAGTACCGGCCTAATGTCAGCGGAAAGCGTGCCCTATCACCGGTATGCCAGCGATGAAACAGAGCGCGAAAAACTCCTCAAAGAACTATTTAACTGAAATTACTACCTTTGCGCTATGGTAAATCCAAACGTTAACGAGAGGGGCAACGGGAAAGCGAAAGCAAATACCGAAGCCCCTCAATTATTTTATGCAAGCTGGCCCAGGAAGAACACCTATTTGGAACGACCCTATTGAATTTGAAAAGGCCGTTGATGCTTATTTCATGGATGAACAAAAGCAGCATACATGGACGGGACTTGCTATTTGGTTGGGTTTTGAATCCCGCCAAAGCCTTGAAGACTATAAGAAAAAGGATGGTTTTTCTTACCCGATAAAAAAGGCACTCCTCCGCATCGAATCCATCTATGAAGAAAGCCTTTTTGCAAAAAATGCAGCCGGCCCTATTTTCGCATTAAAAAACTTTGGTTGGCGAGACCGGCAAGAAGTTGAACAATCAGGAGGCACGAAAAACGAACTCAAAGTAACAATCATTGACAGCGGGGCCGATATACCGAAAGAACATCCAGGCGTTCAACAAGGGTAAGCGGTTCATCGTCAACCAGGGGGGCAGCCGGTCTGGCAAAACATGGAGCCTTATCCAACTACTAATTACTATCTGTCTAACCCAACGGGTAACGGTGTCAGTCTGTTCCATCGCCTACCCTCACCTCCGCAGGGGTTCAATACGTGACTGGCACCTGATTATGGAAGCCGATGGTCTTTACAATCCTAATTACCATACCCTCACCGAGCAGCTTTACACTTTTCCCAACGGTTCTTATATTGAATTTTTTAGCGCTGACAATTCAGGGAAGGTTCGCGGCCCATCGCGCGATATTCTATTTCTCAACGAAGTGAACCTATTTCCGAAAGATACCTTTGAACAGTTGAACCTCCGCACGCGCAAGACGGTGTTTATGGACTACAACCCCGCTGATGAGTTTCACTGGCTTTACGATCGTGTTCTCCCATTACCGGAATGTGAATTTATTCAATCGACCTATCTTGATAACCCATTTCTCCCCGTTGAACAAGTGAGGGAAATAGAACGGCTAAGGGAAGTAGATCAAGACCTTTGGCGTGTATATGGTCTTGGTGAACGGGGGGCAACATCAAACATAGTTTTTCATAAATGGACAACTTACACGGGTGA